TGTGCAACCTCAACATTCAAAAGTTCCACATTAGTTTCTACCAATGTTTTAATCAAACCTGACATAACCTCAAAGTCACGAGATTTTTCAGTGGAGTTTGCTATAGTATTTAGATCGCCAACTGCGATCATACCACGTTCAATCAACTTCACTAGATTGGCCTTGACATATTCTCTCTGTGATTCTAGTGCCACGATTTCTGCGGCGACAGCGTTGGCCTTTAATTCTGCCACAGAACTATTTGGGTTTACTTCTTGAAGTTCTACATCAAAGATGGAACTAAGAGCTGCTTGTACTTTAGGTGTTGTCATAATGAAGGATCTCCAAGATTAGGAGTAATTGTGATCCAATTTTCATCGATGGAATACGGATCTTCAATTGCTGCTGAGAATGGGTTTATCACAGCAGTATATTTGTTATTATTGCTAACGCTGATGTTGACCTGTTTGATAACCTGTGCATCATCTCCTGCGGCAAAGTGACCTTCTGAATCTGTCGAATTGAGAATTGGACCGTAGTAATAAGCTTTCATAGAAAAGCTATATGTACTGATGATAGTTCTTGTAGATTCAAAAGAACCAGAATATTGATCATCTGTGTTTACACCATTCAATATCATTGGAATATCTTGTATCAGTACTGGATCTTCCAACATCTTAATAGACAAGTTCATATCAGGTGAGAAAAATGGCAGAATTTGCTCCATAATTTGCAAATTGTCTTCTACACTTTTAGTATATGAGTACAAATTAAATGATATGGTGTACGGCACTGGGGTGTAGTAATAAATTGATCTGTTAGCAGAAGAAGAAACTACTTTTTGCATCTTGTTTAGCTGCCGAGATTGATCATAAGTAATGGAAGTAATTTCAGCTGATAACCTAGGGAGTAGAAGCATTGTATCTTCGTTCAAGCCCGGATCTTGTGTGAGACGAACTATAAACTTTTCTTTGCTTAGAAAAGAAATTGGGACATTTACAATCTTTTTAGATACTCCGGTTGCATCTCTATTGCGGATAAATATATTGGAAAAAAGCCCACAAAAAGCTATAACAAGATTTCTTGTTGTGCCATGGTAAAATGGTGTATTGGTTATCATGCTTAAGTGCCTGCGAATGGATTAGATGATGAGAAGTCCATAATCTTTATAAACTCTTGCTTAATTGAGTCATTGTCACCAAATCCGCGCGTATCATCATATTCTTTTGATACAGAATATTCTTCAAGAAGCAAATAACCACCAGAACCTTCTAGCTCAATTACACCCGAGCCAGATTCTAAAGCAAAACCCATATCTAATCTATTCAAGTTAGCACCAAAGTATTCATCAACCTCGTTATAACCGGTTTCAAATTTTTCATTATTGAGTTGTACTAATTCGCAGCGTAGTGACCATACATATTTCTTTTGCAATTGATACCATCCAGGTTCCTCATCTTCGACAAACATGATTGTGTACAAAGCTTTGGAAAACGGAAGATAAATTAAATCCCCTTCATTTGGTCTCCATGCAACTTTTGGATCTCTTGTCGAAGGAACAATCGGTACTACGACTTCCTTGTATCTTTTGCGCGATACTATAAATGACATAGTATCCTGAATTTCCATACCGAATTTTGAAAGAATCTCGGACTGGCCCCCAGCACCTTGAAAATCTAAAATATACATCTCAATTTTTGCATATGTATCAAAAGATGAAAGTACATCCTCACCGAAAATTCTATCTAGCTTATTAATAGTTCTTGGTATATAAATTAAGTCAATCCCTGCTATCTGAATTGCTTCTATATTCATGGCTTCCACTAAATTCTGCTCGGAAGCATAACCAACGTTGGCCATCTGAAAATACGGATTAGTTGCCATTATCTATTGTCTTGTTTATGCAATTTTATCTTTTGGAGGGTAAACTTGAATTATTTGATTTTAATTGATTTAAATGAATCAGTCATCGCATCCGTTTTTTGTTTAGAACCAGAAGATGATCCATAAAAATAAGAAACTACTTGCTGAGCATTTGCAGAAATATACCCAATTATTGAACCAATAAAACCGGACACTGCTGCTACTATTGATACATCTTTTACGGTAATGCCCCCTTGAAGAATCTGATACGATCCATACAAACTCATACTCATCGTCAACGCAAATACTAACAATATAACGACACCAAGCCAGAATGTTTTGTCGTCTTTATATTTTCGAGCATCTTTTGTATCATCGACATATGCAAGTTCTTGAGATGCAGAAAGTTTGGCGTAATCGAAACCGATTTTTGCCATAGTAGCTTCATGTTCCTTATCAATTTTTCGCATCTCAACAATTTTTTCCGGTGTAAGTCCTGTAAGAACTGCCTGTTGGACTTCAGCTTCGGATTTATCTCCAGTGCCAAAGAAAATGTTTGAAAGCGCCGTGACGGCGGTTCCGGCAAGAGGACCCCCAAGCATAGTAGCGAGTGTTGGTGCAATTGCACCAACAGTTTTTTTCCAGTCAAATTCTGTTGCCATTTGATACCTCTTTTGATTATTCTACTCTGTTTGCAATCCAACCATAGGTGAATCGTTCGTTTTTTGGTGAAGCCTCGGAAATTTCCATATATCTAACTGCTCTCTGAGAGTTTATTAATTTAATTATAACCGATTCACCGAGGGCACCTCTTAAATTTAAGAATTTTTTTAGCGAAGTTATAGTCATCACCCCAAGCACACCATCAACTGTCATATCTGGGTAAGCAGTACCACCATTATTTAAGACATTTAATGCTCTTTGTAAGAATTTAACACCAGTTGCTGGGCCCATGTTGATACCTATATCCGTTAGCATTAAAGCAATAGATTGAGATATAAGATATATTTGATTAAACTTTGGTTGAATCCAATAACGTTTTCTATAAATTTCTTTTGCTATATCTTTCGTAAGATCTTTCATTTGGCCAGTATAACCAAAAGAATTAGCTACAAACTTAGTTATACCAAAATTTGTTTCTCCCCCAGAATCTGCTGGATCAAAACTATAATTTCCTTCTTTTGAAATTACCTCATCTAAAAAAACTTCAATGTCTTTCATAATTACATCCTTTAAGATAAGAACCCAATAGGCAATTCCATATATGAATCTCGGATTTCTTGTTCGGCCGCGACAATCTCTGCCTCTGCTTGTGCAATTATCGTTGTTGAATCAATCGTAACACCACCCAAGAGTTGGATACCAGAATATTTCATTGTATTATGACCCCACTGAAGTTTAATTTTGGCAGTAACCAATTTCTTGAGCATACGGTCATTATAGATACTTGTGAATTCTTCTGGATCCAAAATACGATAGCACTCAAATATCAGGAAGTCACCAGGATAAGCCATAGACCAATCAAGATCTAAGAATACTTTACCCATCTTACGATTAAATCTAAGAGAATCTACGGGTCGTAGAACTTGATCTATCAGACTAATGTGTTCCATTAACTGTTCAAAATAAATCATTGACGAAGAACTCAAATTCTGAAAAGTTGACATGATTACTTGATATTTCGGATCAAAAATAAATTGAGACGAATTATTACCCTGAAACCACGGAATTGCTCTAATAATACCAGTAACCATATCTGAGATCGGTACAGAGCCGGTTTCAAGATCACCTTGGACGGAAGATACAAATTCGGCAACCGATCCTGTTACTTGTCCAGTCAGAATTGTTCCTGCAGTTATAATAGCACCAGGAATTTTACTTGAATTATATATTGCTCGAACAATAAATTTAGTAGAAGAAGCAATTGAAAGTATACTAAAATGAGTACCATCGGGTGCAAGTACTATTTCATTTGGTATAAAGCCAGCAGTTGTGCTTACAACTACTTCAGTGCCAACCAGTTGATGTTTTAGATAGATTCGTTCTGTGCCGTCATAGTGGAAATCTTGGAAGAACTGAAGTGCTTCGTCGACACGATCTTCTATTTGCTCGGGAGCAACCTCAATATTGATTAAAGGTTTCCCGAGTTTCCTTAATGCGTATTCGATTAGATCTACTTTTGATGATATTGTCATTAAGCTGTCCTTGACCAGTAGTTTTGCATTTGAACTCTGTCAAACGATGTTTCCGAATTTCTTATGTTCATGCCTGAAATGATAGTAGGTGAACTAGAGCCACCAGATACATTATTAGTAGTATTTAATACCACTGGAGCTGCATTGGTTGCCGACGCCTTTGCAGCATCTTTAATATCTTTGGTTTCAACAGACTGAGCTATTTCGGACGTTGTAGTATTTTTAACAGCTTCAGGTATTTTTACTATCTTAGATTTATCTACCTTGACGCCACGGTCTTCGAAGAATTTAGCAGATTTAGCAGTAAGAGTACCTTCTTTGACTTTCTTCTCATAAAGATCTTTTACTGATTTTTCATCTGCTTCTTTTTGTTTGTCTGCATCAGAATTACCGAACCAACCCTTGGCCGTATCAACGGCACTAGCAATACCAGATTGTATGTCAGTATTTTCATTTAGAAATTCACCTGCTTTATAACCAGCATAGCCAGCGCCGGCAACAAGTGCAGCACCACCGGCAAACTTTGCTACAGTACCTAACATTGCTCCCCCTGGAACTTTGGGAACACCTTTTGGTCCAGCTTTATCAAGAAGTCTGTCAAGTAATGACGGTGAGTTTTTCTGATTCTTA